TTATGGCAAAGAAATCAAAAGAAATAAAAGAATCCTTAGAAGTGATAGTAGAAATAGACGAGGTAAACCCGTTAACCATTTCGGATTGCTGCGCTAAGGAATATATCTCATCAGGCGCAAAGGTATATTGCTCTATGTGTAAAGCTGATTGCAGACAAGAAAGACAAAAGAAACTAATTAAACTATGGGCACCAAAAGGCTAATTCTGCTAATATCAGTAGTAATTTTACTATCATCTTGCAAGGCTAAAAAGCTGGTTGAAACTACTAAGGTAGATTCTGTAGTTAACAAGGTTGAGCAGGTTGAGGTATTAACCGATTCAGGCAAGGTAGAGACTACGGAAGAAGTCATTTACGAGTTCGATACAGTAGGGACTCCACTTGTTAGTCCTTCTCAAGCTATTAGAGGCGATTACAAGCTAAAATTAAAGTCTATTAAGATAAATAGGCACATCAAAGAAGATAAGTCCTTAAAAAGCCTTAAAATAGTTAAGGCAGAAAACAAAGTAATAAAGGTAGAAAAAACAGCTATCACAAAAGAAACAAGTCCCTGCATCAATGAATTAGCTATTTTGCTGGTTATTTTGGTTGGTTTATACTTTCTGATAAAAAAACTTTAAAAATAATTCCCCTCATTTTCAGTCATTTATATTTTTCTTTTATAGTTTTTTATAAAATGTTTTGGTATATAAATTTTAATTAAGATATTTGAATATCAATTCAAACAAACAACTATAAAAACTAAAAACTATGGCAACACTAACTATCAACAACTTAAATTCATCAATCGCTTATTGCGAGTCAAAAGGATTAGCAAAAGTATTCAACTCTTACGCTCATTTTTGTAATGGAGAAGAAATATTAGACATCGGTTTTAATCAACACTCAGGCTATGTTTATATCTATTTAGAAAATAACATATCTATCTGCTCTATGTTAGGTCATAACACTGAGTATCTTATTAACGACCCAGAAACAGAAGAAGAATTATTTTTTGACAATTATTACGAAGCATACGAAAAATTATACAATAACTAAGCATGATAAACTATCCACAAGAGCAATCGTTCGAACAAGGTTTGAGAGATGCAATCAACAAGCTGACAAATCAGTTAGCACGAGTAGAAAAAGACCCTTACCAGTTAAGGCAAGTACACACCAGAATCCAAGTATTTAAACGAGCATTAGAACTATTAAATGATTTACCGCAAGGAACAAGCAGCAAAAATTAAGGCACTAAACATCGGGGAGTCGATGGAAGTGGATGAACGAGAAGGCAACCGAATCAGGTCGCTTCTATGTTACTACAAAAAATACAATGGCAAGGCTTTTACTTGCACAGGTCGAATTAATCACATCTTAACAATTACAAGAACAAAATGAAAAAACTATTAAACCCAATCATTGAAGAAATCAACATCGTTGAAGTTGATGGCATTAACAAGTATTATACAGAGTATACAGACGGCTTTATTATCTACAATCACAGGTTTGAACATATGGATATCCGTAAGTGGGTGATTGATAACTACGACATTTCAAGAGGCGAAGTTAAAATAGAGATAGCGCCAGCTTCTATTGAACAGGCTGAAAACCCTATTTACTTTACTCAAGATATTGACGAGTTTATAGACGAAAACTACGAGGAGATTATTATTGAAATGCTAAAGCAACCAGTGCTGGCTTGTCAATCTAATTTTGCTAACGCTTTGTATAACATTTGTAAGCCTAAATAATATGAAAGATAACAAAGATGAGATTATCCAACTCCAAAAAGAAATTATAGAAAGTTGCGAAAACATAATTGCCTTACAAAAAGATAAGGAAAATATTATGAAAGATATGATAGACGCTTTAAGTGAAAAATTAAATTATGTAACTAATTTATTATTAAAATGAGCATAATAACCGTACACAAATTCATTAATAATCCGCCGAAGGAGAGTAAGTTGGAAAAATTAGTTAGGCTTTATAATCAAACATTACAAGATGGTAATTACTGCAAATCAGTCCAGGCAATGTATCTTATTAACAAACTAAAGGAGGCTGAGATACAAAAGGCTACAACTGAATATGAGCACCACATTGCGAAGCAAATAATTAAAAATAATTACCTTAATTTAATAAAATAATTTTTATATTTGATAACTAAAACTAAAAAAACTATGTCATTATTAAAAATCCAATCGGAGCTAAAAGCGCCGAAAAATCAGTACAATTCATTCGGCAAATACAAATATCGCTCAACAGAGGATATATTAGAAGCCGTAAAACCTTTATTACTTAAGTACGAATGTACTATGACGATATCGGATAAAATAGAAGAAAAAGCAGGAATTATATTTTGCGAAACCTTCGTTCAATTTATAGACAAAGATGGTAATGATTTTTATGCATCGGCTTCGGCTGGTATCGACCCAAACCGCAAAGGTATGGATATTGCGCAGTCGTTCGGCGCGTCGACAAGTTACGCTCGGAAATATGCTCTTAATGGCTTATTCCTTATTGATGATACTAAGGATGCGGACGCTACGAATATTCACGATGCTGCGCAAGCCGTAGCTGATAGAATGGCAAAACCTACTTTAAAAATTGGTACTGAATTGTTCAACAAATGCAGAGCAGGATTCTTAAAGGATTCAAAGAATTTAAAAGCTATTCAAGAGAGATATACAATAGATTCTGAAACTTTTGAAGCACTGGTGAAAAATGAAACAATTTAAAGCAAGACCTTCAGCCTTAGGAAAGATAATGAGCAAGGCTAAAAAGCCAGACGAACTATCTCAAACCTGCATAACCTATCTTAAAACCTGGTATTCTGGTGATATTGAAGAATTAGATTCAAAATACCTTACTAAAGGCATTATTTTAGAAGATGAAGCGATTGAGTTTGCATCAAAAGTTTTATACGGAGACATAAAAGCCTTTAAAAATGAAAACATCTATTCTAATGACTGGCTGATAGGAACTCCAGATGTTGTTTTAGAGAACTCTATCATAGACACCAAATGCTCTTGGAATAGAAAAACATTTCTTGATTCAGCTTTAGATTTAAACACTGATTATGAATGGCAATTAAGAGGATATATGATGTTATGCGAGAAGCCGTTTTCTACTTTGTTTTATTACTTAGGCGATACGCCAGCAGAAGCAAATTATGGAAAAAGAGTTACATATTCACATTTAGAAAACTTTGAACGCTGGGTGGCTTATGAATTTATAAGAGATTTTTCTATTGAGCAACAAATAATAGACAAAGTAGAGCAATGCAGAGAATGGCTAAAGAAATATGATGCCAGCATACAAGAAAGAATTGGAACAAGAATTATAAACCTTTAAAAAATAAAAAATGGAAGTAGTAGGAACAATTTACTCAATCGGTAAAATTCAAGAAGTAACCGATAAATTTAAAAAACAAGAGATTATCTTGCAAACAATGAACGGCGAATATACGCAACACATCAAGATTCAATTCACACAAAAAAGAATTGATTTATTGAAAGCATTTGCACCATTTAGCCAAGTAGTATGTCAAGTTAACCTTACAGGTAAACTTTACAAAAACAAAGAAGGTAAAGAAGATTGCTTTACAAGCGTTGATTGCTGGAAAATAAACGAAATAAACGGCAATGTAGAACTTGAAAGCGACACAAATTTACCTTTCTAAATAAAAACATTGGTGCTGCTACAAGCGTTCTTTTTGCACCAAAGAGATAAGAGGCGTCCTGACTAAAAAAAATTTTAGGGGAATGTTTAACAATTTTAACAGGGTAGCGCCCTAATGCCTATGAGTAGCGTAGGTATTTTAAAACTTTTAAAACCAAGCAAATGATAACTAATTTTGAAGAATACACCTACAAAATAACACCGCACGAAAAAAAATGCGCTAAGGTTATTGAAAATTTTTTAAGGAAAAATCCTTTATTTTACAAAAGCCAAGATTTAATATCGCTTGTATACTGGTCTGACGCTAACGGCATTAAGCCTAAATTAAACGGCGCAAGAATTAGAGCAATCATTAATTATCTTAGGAGGACAACTGCTCCAAATATAATAGCAACATCTAAAGGCTATAAGTTAAC